AAGGACTTTGCCCAACCGGGTCGGCTGTCACCGACAGTGATGATAGTAGTGCTGTCCTCAAAGTGCTCATTGACTATGGGTAGCTTATCTACATTCTCACGTTCAACAGAGAAGCCAACACCTGTGCCACACATAAGTATGTACATACATTCATCAAATGAACGTGGACTATCCACAGGTATGTAGCTACAGTTGTAACCACCAACATGACACCTATCTAATGCAGGTCCTGCTGTCATCAAGGCTCTCATACTTGGCATGACACCTAGATTCATTATCTGTGATGTCATCTTTTCTTTCAAGGCTTTAGTAATAGTATAGTTATGATTCTTAGACAGATGATTAGTCATGTAGTCAAAGTATCTGTCTACAGTTTCTCCCCAATTCTCTCTTCGTTGTTCATCTTCTTTCCACCTTGCATAGCGAGACAATGCTATGAAGTTTTGATAGTCTGTTGGTAAATAGTTATTTAGCATTTCTTACTCCATTAATACTTTCATGTGTTTAACTTTAACACCTTCTAAATCGTGAAACAGTTCATTCATATAATCTTCAAAGTCTTCAGTAACATCCTCATCTGAAGGTATGGGATAGTCTTCAGGGTCTACTTCTAATGTTAGCATGATTTTAACTTTTATCATTGTACACCTCTATAAGTTTATTGAGATACCATTGTGCTTTTTCTAAGTCTTCAAGACCATTTTTATATTCGTATCTCCATATATACTTTAATATATTACCCTGTAAGTAATACTTAAACCCTTCATTAGTAGCTGCACCAATAGCATCAATAGTTTCAATACCTGCTTTGTTGTAATGAACAGGATGATTGACCATATCCTCTTTGGGAGAACCACCTAAATAATTAACTCCATTATCATTATTCTGCATTTTCTCTGCCATTTTTCTCATATACTCCATATGTCTCAACATTATGCATTACCATCAGTGTCTGCATCAAAAGACAATACCACAACATTGTCATGTTTGTCAACTACTTTTGCTTTTTTCTTTTCAGGTGTAAAGGCTACATCATCAAATGCATCAGCTTTATCTTCTAGCTTTTTTCTTACATACTCATCTTCTTCCATAACAGGAACTGAAGAGCAGACTACCTTACAAAAAGAAAGTACTCCATAGTAATCATCATCTGTAAGAGGATTGTCTACAGATGTAATGATTGACAAGTCTACTTCTCCTGTCCAATCTCTTTTGCTATCTAGTCTAGGTCGTATGTTTATTATAAAGTCTTCATTTTTTATCTGCTTTATTACATTTTTCACTTGGTTCTCCTCACTTTACTTCCTGCAAATTTAATAAAATTAAGGTGTCTGTTTTTACCTTTTTCTTTAAGCCAATCTTCAGGTATTATTCTGTCGTAATATCTGAAGCCATGTTTAATACACCACTCTGCGTATGTAGATTTCGCACCTTTGCTTAGCTTACTTCGACTGTTTGTAAATACAAATCTAATATCTAGCTTAGGGTGTTGCTTCTTTATGCACAGATGCTTTCTTCTGTCTGTAGTTAAAAACCTACCTTTAGTTTCTATTATTATGCCATTGTTTAGTATAAAGTCAGGGGTATAGGTGCGATAAGCTAAATCTTCCCATTCTATCTTAATTGATTCATAATCATATTTATGTTTCAACTTTTTTAAATAGAGTGAGATAGCATGTTCTAACCCACTCCTATACCCATACTTTATAGCTTCTCTTCTTACTTTATGAGGAGACATTTAGGCACTCTTGAGACTTATATACTGTACCATCTTAGGCTCTTTAGCCTGAGACATCTGTGCAGGCAACTCTTGTAGAGTCTCCCAACAAGACTGTCGATAAGAACAGAAGGTACAATTCTTATTGAGAACCATGTTGCCTGTTTCTTTACCTCTAAAGGTTTCAGGCTCAGGTTCAAAACATCGTACTAAGTCTTTGGATTCTACAGCCTTTATAGACTGCTTAACTTTATCAAGTTCTTTATCCATATCTATGTTAGCAGGAACATATTTGAATTGACCATTGGCTTTATTAACAACCCACCAACCACCTGCTTTGTAGCCTGATGCTTTCGCATAACCTGCGAGTTGTCCTACGTAACCAAAGCTATCACCTGAAGCTAACGACTCATAAGAATCAAACTTATACTTATAAGACCAATCAGATGCAGACTTAATATCGTCAACTGCTCCATCAACAACTAAGTCATAAGAGCCTGATATAGTATTATCGTCATCAATTTTAAGTACTACATTGTCACTGTCTTTGTACTCGACATTGGCTTCTGTAAGTAATCCCTTGAATACTGATTCAACTATATCACCAATCATCATGTTCATAACAAACGTAGTGGGTCTAGGTAGTGCAGTCTCAGGTCTATTCTTTTCAAACCATAGTTGACATGAAGGTCTACCTATATTGGACATACGTAACCTAAACCCATCTCGTTTATTACCACCTGCAAACTGACGTTTGAGTGACTCCTTTATTTCTTCGCCTACACGATTGATAGTCTCATCACTCATTGATGTCAAACCCTTAGAAGCATTTTCTAAGTATTGACTAATTGCCAATTCACCACGATGTTGCATTAGGCTACCTCTTCTTCTATATCAATGAAGTCACCAACTACAGAGTTATCCTCATCATCATACTTCTGATTTGCCTGAGCATCCCATTCGTTAATGATGTAACTGTTATAGTTCTCTACCCAAGCTAAAAAGTTAGCAAAGGTTTCTTGGTCAGCATCAGCTAGTTCAATAGTATTACTAATGTCTAGACTAGCAGTAGGCAGATAAAAACAATTACCATTTGGTAACTTTCTTTCTTCAGTACCTACTGTGATACTATGCTGAACAGGAAGTCTCTTCATCTGAGATAACTTGGTAAAAGGTATGCCCATTATCTTGAAGGCATCTCTGTTATCAATCTCCCATATAAAAGGTTGACTATCTACTTCAACAGGCTCACCCTTCTCATTTGTGGCATTGACTAAATCAACCATACCAAACACAACACGTACACGTTTTATCTGCTTGATAAGTTCTTGTGTCTTCTCAGGTAATGATTTAAAGTCTTGTATATATCCTGATGGTTTGCCACAATTAAACCCACCCTGATTGTCTTTCAAGTCTATATTAAGATTGTCTGCCATAAGTGTCTTATGATAAGTACCCATAGGCTCACCTGCTTTTGCAGACATATTCTTAACAAATCTCTTATACATAAATCTCTGTATAAAAGGTCTTATCGTTGCAGAAGTTGCGTAGACTGCCTTATCATCAGGTATGTCCAACTTGTATGTACCACCTTGAACGACTTCTACGTTCATAGACTTTCCTTGCACTTCTGCTTCACCCATTATAGGTGAATGGTTTATCTTCAATCTAGGTAAGGTGTTTGACTTCTTATCACTAGTTGTAGTTTCTCCTGCGATACCCATAGCTTTTGCCATTGCAGCATAATTATTTGTATCTATTGTAACTAAATCACTCATATGTAATTTCCTTTCTGTTAAAGTTTTATTGTTATATCATATAACGTCTTTGGTGTCAAGCCAATTATTACCTATTTTTGCTTCTAATAATAATGGCACATTAAAATCAATATTAAATTTTTGATTTATGATGTTTAGTAAGTCTTGATTGGCTGAATGTAGTAGGAATAAAACCTGCTTCTCTTCTTCAGGATGTATGTCAATGACTATTGAATCATGTACACTATTCACAACACAAGACTTCAGATTGGTTAGTAGCCTGTCTATGTGCATAAGTATAAGAGGAACAATATCAGCAGTAGCAAAACTTTGTACAGGATAATTCTTAACCTGTGTGAAGTTAGTTATCTTGCCATTTGCATATCTCTTAGCATCAGGAAATGCAAACTCTCTACCTGAAGGTATCTTTATCTTACCTGTAGTCATAACTTCCTTAGCCAATTTGGTGTGCCATAGTGCAATTCCCTTGTACTTTTCTGTGAAGTGCTTATAATATGTTGCCTGAGAAGGTGTCCTCCCAAATCCTGTTGCTCCATACAAGGGTGCAAACGTGTGTGCCTTCGCTTCTTGGCGAGATGTCTTTTCACCTGCATCACTAATAACACGAGCAGTATAACTATGCACATCAAATCCATCTTCAATCTCCTTCATAGCAGTTTGGTCTTGTGATAAAAATGCAGCAGCTCTGAACTCTAACTGTGCAAAGTCTGCTTCAAGTATCTTGCCACCCTTCCAACGTGACACAAATACTTTCTTGACAGGGAATGTACCACCTCTAGGCATATTCTGCATGTTAGGGTCAGCACCACTAAACCTGCCTGTAGCAGTCCTATGTTGTAGCAGTCTCACATGTAGCTTGCCATCAGGCTTTATGTGAGTCTGTATACCTTCAACAAAGGAAGACAAGTAGGTATCAAGTGCAGACAATCTCTGTAAGTCTGATAAGAAGTTCATGGCACTAGTCATGTTCTTATGTTTAGCCATAGTATATAGTGTGCCTAAGTTAGTCTTGTTTACACTAAACCCATTGGCACTAACCCACTTAGCATTAGGAGCATTGAACTTCAACCCACCTATTACCATTTTATCAGGTATAAATAAGTAGCCAACAGAATCACAAGCATCACACTTGGTAGGTCTAGCAAAAGGAGTTCCATCTTTCTTTACCTTTCTAATGTATCCTGTGCCTGAACAAGGATTACATTGCTCTGCCTTAGTCTTGTACACTATAGTTGATTTAGTAGATACAGTTTGCTTATAGTCTGTATTGTCCATATAAGGAGTAAAGCTATTTGCCCATAGTGCTTTTTCTAGTGGCTTTCTACTGTAGATAACCCAAGACATCTGTTCAGGACTGTTAAGATTGATAGGTGTATCACCCATTAACTCTTTGACTTGTTTGTTTAGTCTCTTCTCTATGTCTTGTTTCTCTTGCTCGAACTGTACACGTACTGAATCCAAAGCATCCTTGTCAACAGTAAACCCACGTTGATATATTTTAGCTAGGGTTGTGGCAACCTGATTAGTAAACAATACTGTTTCCATAAGACTAGAATTATCAGTAGTATTAAGTCTTCTGTAAATAGAATCACTCAACAGTTGAGTTGCTTTTAAGTCAGCAGATAGATAATCTGATAACTCTTCGTGTGGTATCTCATCAACAGATGTATGGTTTTTGAAATACTCTTTCATAGTGTCTTGCTTCTTTGTGTCTAGGTCATGTCTTATAGCACATGCTTCTAGTGACAAAGGTTCTTTCTGTCCACGTTGAAGTATATACTCACCCAACATGGTGTCAAAGACTGTGCCATCATACTTGAAGCCACATTCCCATAACCACAGTAAGTCGTGAACAATGTTATGTCCAATCAATACTGTAGCTTGGTCTAGTAGTTCTTGTACACCTGTGAAGTCATCTCTGTACAAGTATTCCTTACCTGTGTCTGTCAAACATCCCACCATGACAAGTTTGTTGTCAGCTTCAAATGGGTCAAGGTGTAACTTACCACCTCTATGTGTAACAGTATTCTCTACATCAAGTGTCAACTTCATGCTGTATACCTCGCTGTCTTGTAGTCAAGTTCGCAATGAACTGTGCCATGCCAACCTGATAACTTATTCTTTACAATATTAAGATGTCTCTGTACATCTTCCTCGTCTTGTCCTTCTACTTGTGGGTTCTTGGCTATCAATACCATCAAGTCTGCTTCTGCAGCTTTTCCTGTACGTGAGCCTTCCATCATAGCTTGGTTCAGTACAATCTTACCTTCAGCTTCAGCAGATAACTGAGACATATAAAAGACTGCACACTCATACGTCTTGGCAATCTGCCTAGCATGTATTGCATTAGCCTTCAATGCTTCATCAGGTCGAGAGAATCCACCTGTCCTAGCAAACTTATCTCCCATGTCTAATACTAGAATGTCAGGCTTGTATGCCTTACACACACTCTCAACCCATGCCATGTCACGATTAGATGCATCACGTATCTTGATATTATCAAAGACAGGTTTGTATCTAGTCTGTGCTTGAGCAGGATTGTTCTTGACTTCTTGTACAGTCATGCCTGTGGCTGCCGTCAAGTATCTTGCACCAACTCTGTGGTAACCTTCTTCATTACAGAGTATAACACACTTAGCACCTTGATGTGCAAATCCATTTGGACTAGCTATAAGGGATGCATGGAAGGATGTCTTACCTGTGTTAGGTCTAGCACCAACCTCAATCAAGTGACCTGCATTGATACCATCTAGCTTACGTGTTAGACTAGGTATATTGAATGTCCATCTAGCTTCTAGGTCATTCTTAGCAAGCAATGTCTCAATAGAGATGTCATCCCATTCTATATTAAGGTTAGGTGTAAAATCATCCCCATACAACTCAAGAAGATTTCTAAGGGGTTCAAGAGAGGATTTAGCACCATTAACGTAGTCAAAGCCAAGATTGGCAATGTCTTCGCCAACAACTTGCTGAAACAATTTAGATAGTACTTCTTGTGCGATGTCACTTCCAAGTGGTTGCTCCTTCTTGATTGTATTAAACAGAGCAGAGTATCCCTGCTTCTGTGCAGTAGTCATTGATGGATTGTTAGCTAAGAATAATGCTTCTATCTCATCAGGTGTTACTGTCCTCTCGTATATATCTATTGCTTTATCGAGAGTTTGTTTAATCTTACGAACATCCTTACTGAACAACCTGTCAGGGCATTTAGCACCTCTGTGGTCATCGTAGAATGTTTTATCCATAAGACTTCGTATTAATGATAATTCCATGTTGTTACTCCTTTGGGGTTAAGGTCATTAAGTTTTCCATATCGACAGGTGTACGATATTTTAAGTCATCTGTCAATCTAATTATTTTTATATCCTTTACGTAGGCTCTTAGTTCTTTTGCAAATGACAATGTCTTAGGCAAGGCATCAGGGTCAAGTGCTATGATTGCTGTTGAGAATCGTGAGAGATACTTCTTATGAGACTCTGCCAATGACGTACCCAACACAGCTACCCCAACTAATACATCACTACCTACCACAGATGCACTAACACAATCCTCAACAACAACTGCTACCCTACCACATCCATGAACAAAAGGCAAGTTACTTTTTCCATATCGTTTCCATTTAGGCAATAACTTTGTTACTGACCTACCAACTGCATCAACGATTATATCATTATGCTCGACAGGAAATACAACTCGCTTGTCCTTGACATCGTAGTGTAGATTCAATTTGTCACAATCTAAACCCCACAGTTTACAGAAGTCCATAACCTCTTTCCTGTGATTATGTGACACTACGTACTCAGGTAATATAAATTCTTCTTTATCAAAATCTAAGACATCATCTGTAATTGCATCACGAATATCATCTACAGATAAATGCACACGTGTCGAACCTGATATTTTACAAGTAGACTTATAACAATTCCATAGTAGCTTACCCATATTGTTAGTAGCAGTAAAGGTTTTATATCCGTTACAATTAGGACAAGTAAGTCTTTTACTTTCTCCTACACTTAATTGTAAATCAGTTACATAGTTATAAATATTCATTTGTATATCTCACTTATATGTATATATAGTATTAGTTGTTCGGCACGTACCCTGTGCTTATAACATACTTTTCACGAGTTGTCAATGCATTTTCAGCAGAAGCATATGTATTTTTCATGTAAGGTTTCACACTATTGGGGTTAGCATGACCTGTCACAGACATAATTTGACCCATAGACACACCTGCTTCTACCATCTCAGTAGTACCTGTCCTACGTAAGTCAGCTATTCGTAGCTCATTGGGTAGTCCACAGAGCTTCATTGTCCTTCTAGCTACTTTGGATAGCCTGTGAAGAGAATAAGGCTCATACGACCCCCTAATCGCAGTTGGGTAAGGTGCGACATAAGACTGAAAACCATACTCTTCCTTCTGTTGTTTAAGCATTTCTAATAAGTCAAGAGAAATAGGCAGATGTACTACACTTCTTCTCTTTGACTGTTGCAAATTTAGCACACTTTTATCAAAATCTATGCTAGAAAACTCTAATGTTCTCATATCTCCTACTCTCTGACACCATTCATATGCCATTTGTACAATTAATCCTATGTTTCTGTACTTGAAATCACTATAAGCATAGTCAAGAAATTGACACACTTGTTCTTTTGTCCACACAACTTTCCTAGTTTGTGTTGCCTTTCGTCTGAATGTAGCAAAAGGATTTGACTCAGCGTATCCCATCTCCATAGCAAATGAGTATAGTTTTCTTGCTACAGAACATATATGATTAGCCATAAAGATACCACGTTTTAGCCACACTTCATAGGCTCGTCTTGCCTTTGCACCTGACAAGTTTTTCAATTTAGTTGTTGACAATTTTTTGGTGTCTACAGATGTGTCTAACATAACACCTAAGAAGTATTTATAATCTACTTTAGTTTTATCTGCTAACATATTGAAATCACTAGATAAATAGTAATCGTCTACTAAATTTGTTAGACTTTTAATCTGCTGCATTTTTTAGTTTCCATTCTTTTTGTTTGGCTATTTGGTCATCAGCAAATCTGTTTAAGTAATTAGTGACAAAATCTTCTATGCCATTACTATGATAATGTTTATCATATACTCTTTTTTTGATTGACCATCTACCTGTTGTGCAGTAGTAGGCATATTCCTTACCTGCTTTATTTTCTATGTATAACATAGTCGTGCCTGAACCCATGTAGGGTATCTTATTTTTTATGAGGTAGGTTTCTACAAAATCAACTGTTTCATTTGTATCTCGTCTAAGAACTACTTCTCCTTTAGAGTTTGTTCTCTTATACTGCCACTCACTTGTACTCATATGCTCCACTCCATCTTGTATAGTGTCCATGTTCGCACTCAACTTTAGCACCAACAATACTAGCAAGTTGAAACTCCATTCCATCTAGCTTGCATATCTGTTCATAATCTAGTGGAACTTTTTCATCTGTGTTAGCGTTGATACTACGTAAATCCTCAAGCATATTGAGTATCTGTCTTGCTTGATGCTTAGTTAAGTTTATTATCTTATTTATTTCTTTTACTTTCTTCGCCATATTATACCTCCAATGCTATATAAATACATAATGCTATAATTAATAACTTACCATAATCTAAGTCATACTTTGTACTCTCTCCATACTTCTCCTCGAAGTGTGCTATTATTCTATGCCACATTTTATTCTCCTTTCTTTCATGCTACTTCTCCTGTCATCCATTGTGGTTTATTTGTATACTTATACCTTGCAAATCTAGACTTGTCAACTATATAAAACTTTCTATATGCTTCAATAGGAAAGTTCTCATCTGTCTTCAAGTCATCATGTCCACTAAAACATTGTGGGTGTGGTGTTATAAAATTCTTCCAATCAGGTACAAACTTCTTACCTTCCCACAAGGGAAGAAAATGTTTGATTGCACCATGTATTTTATTGTATCTTCTAGTGTACTCACTCAACATACAGTCATACAAACTAAATGCCCATATATAGTTTAACCTATTCTCCATTGCCCATAGTGTGCAAGGGTGCTTTTGATGTACAGGTTTGTACAACCCATGTTCCTCTGCGTAGTCAGGTGCATGATGCCATAGTGTAGTACATAACATCTGTGCTTCTTCTAGTGGCATCTTAACTACATGTTGGTCACATAGAGATGATGCTATCTCACGTGGTGTTTTTTCTATAATAAATCTATTCATGTTTAGTCTCCCATCTATAAAATATGTGGTCATCTATTCTTGTTACATACGTCTTAGTATCTGCCCAACTAGGATTAACATAGTGTGCATGGTAGTGTGTAGCACCCTCAACAAAGTCATCTAAGTGTCCATTGTATACACCATTAGCAATGTGCATAGCAGTTCTCCACGCCTGATGTTCTCTAGGCTTGTCACTCTTACCATCACAGTACCAACTGAATTG